GCTCTGAAATTATCTGTGTTGTGGACTACAATACACCGCGGATCGTTCTCTTCGTAGGTGTTCTGGTTGCTGATAAAAGATCTGTCAATTCTCATGATACTTCCCTTTCTCCGGCAGATTTGCGCCGGCGCAAAAGAGGACGGTTATTGGCCGCCCTCACTCTGTTTTCTGTGTCTGCTTGATAATCTGATTCACATAGTTGCTCAGCCCAGCGACGAGAATTCCCTGCGTGACCGCCGTAAATACTGCCATTGCCGCCTGCTGACCGGTGCACACCTCACTGGTGGCCAGCACCCAAATCGCGCAAAGTACAATGCTCACACCACCCAGAATCAGTGGAATATACTTGTCCTTTACAGCCTGTGCCTGTTTCAGGCCCATGCCCAGGAAGTACAGGACAATAGCTACAATGATCAGTTCCGGTTTTACATAATTCATAATCTGTTCCATGTCAATCGCCTTTCTTTTTTAAGTGTAATTCATCAATTTCCTGCTTCATCTTTGTGATCATACCGTTTCCACCAAGCACATGATAGGCTTCGTACATCTCGCAGAAGTTCTGGTATGCATAGGATGGGATGTCTCCAAGCTGTGTGTACTTGCTGTGGTACTCAATCAGCTGGACTCTGAGTAGTAACATAGTTCCCTTACTGTTCGCGTCTCGATCCCTTTTCTGATTTTTTAAGAGCCAGACGATGTAGCCCAGCAGCACTGGAAGTGCTATCGTATATGTCTGCATTAATATTTCATTCACTGCTCTGTCTCTCTTTCCCACTATTGAACGCAGAAGAAGGACCGTTTCCGGCCCTACTCAGTTTTTCCCTTTTCTTCCAGCTCTGCAGTGTACTTATCATACTCGTCCCAGATGTCATTCTCAAATTTATCAACAACATCATCGATATCCTTTTTATTGGCACGATACTTTCTACCGTTGTTGATGTAGCGATTGATGATTGGAACATCCGGATGTTTTGCATCCATATTGGCGTCCATAGACACAACGGTCTCGCCGTCAACTGTGATGATTCCAGAATAATGAATGTCCTTTGTGTAAGTTGCTTCTACTTTCATGTTATTTCCCTCCTGTTATTTGATTTTTTTACGTTAAGCCGTTCTTTTCCACATGTAACATGTGATATACGGCTGAACAACCGACTGCTTTGTATTTCCTGCCGAATCTGTATAATTTAAGCGTGCTGATCCTGTCCCAACAGTTCCTTTCCAAGTCATTCGGCTTATACTTGCAGCTATACCTGATCCATGTCGTCCTCCATTCGATCCTCCCTCGAGATACATGCTGCCATTGTCAGCACCGACGGTTTCAAGATGTTTGTGAGATAGATTTATAGTTTTAGAACCACCTGTTTTTTCTACGTAGCTAAAATCAGAATCAGATGCATTAACTCCGATCGGCACTCGTCCAGTTCCCCAAGCGACCCATGTGCCTCCAAACAGATTCTTTGGGTTCGTGGAATTTGCAGACATATAGATAGAACCCACTGGATATATCAGTTTTGACAATGTTGTCATATTGATCTGGACAGCTTCCAGGGCTATATCTTTCGATGGGACATCCAGTTTTATTCCATCTGCCGTTTCTGTTATACACGCTTCAATATCGTCTGCTTCATCTGGATCCGTTGCTTTTCCCTTGAACATTCCAATGTGTATATTGTTTTCTGATGCAAAAAGCTGTCTTGTATATCTGTTTCCATTTGAATTGTGCTGCATTTTAACGAGAACTTTATCATCACCTAATAGGGCCGTATTCTGTCCGCTTACTGTTAAAGTCGGATCTTTTCCTCCATATGTCCACATCTGCTCATATTTAATCTTTCCTTTTCCACCGCACAATTCAATGACCGCGTCCGTAGCATTTTTCCCAAGCTGAATCAGCTTTTCACCGTAGCTGGCCAATACAGTTCCTGCCTGGTTAAGGATTTCGAAAGCTGATGATGATATCTTTGTTCTATATCCAGACCAGGAACCATTTGTTTTATTTCCGATCTGGAGACCGACTCCGGATGTGAATTCCATAAAGTTCGTTGCTGTTTTTGCAGCATTCTCAGGATTTATTCGATAAGAAAGATTTTGCAATGTACCCGTTGTTGGCTCTGCTGTCTGCGTAGTATTTGATAAAGCCCAAGAAGTATATTTTCCAGAAATAGTATATGTTCCCCAGCTATAAGACCAAGGGAGGTAAATCCACACGTCACATTTATTGCTTGCTGTGGCTCTAACCTGAACTTTCAAATCGTCACAATTTTGCCGGGTAACGCTGACGCCAAATGCCGTGGTTGACGCGGACGACTGCCAGCCGTCTTTAATAACGATTTCAGCTTGAGAATTTTGATAAGCATATCCATTATATCCGCTTCCTGTATAGACATTGATGATAAAATTGCTATTGTCTCCTGCTGATGTAAGAGTCCCAAGTTTTGACCATACAATCTGATTTGATCCACCGGTAAGCGGATAGCATTTGATATCCGACTCTCCTTTATCACCTTTATCTCCCTTACTGCCGGTAGCCCCTGTTGCACCCCTCGGGATAATTGTATGGCTTATACATAAACCTTTCAGATCTCCAGATGCAGTATTACTCCGATAATAAGCAACATGAGCATTTTTTGTATCTGTCGCCGTTCCAACGATTGCAAACATATCACCAATCCGGCAACCATTACGGATACCAGATGTGCTGGACCAAGTTTCCTCATGATTGATAGTACCGTACGTAGTCCATCGAGACTCAGTAAAGGCATCTCTGACTACGTTTGCTACAAGACTATAGCCCTGTGATCCGGTGGCACCTGTAGTGCCTTTATCCCCCTTATCTCCTTTTGTCCCGGTTACACATACTGCGGTAGTTGTTGAAGATGTATTATCGGTATAAGTGATAACAGACCTGGCCCAGATATACTTTCCATTTTCCCATCCAGGATAAGTCGTTCCCCATGAACCGCCATTCAAAGATGTCGCAGAAGTTGATTTGTAATACTGTTCTACGATAGATTTTACACCTTTACCAGTCCCTCCAGTATCTCCTTTATCACCTTTCGATCCCTGTGCTCCGGCAATGCATACTCCATTTTGATTCGGGGAATAGGTTTTGTTTCCAGACCCATCAATTGTTACTGTACGACTCCACATATACTTTCCATTAACCCATGTCGGCGCTGTCGTCGACCATGATCCACCGGACAATGAAGTTGCCGAAGTTGAGAGATAATACTCCACGTCAACAAAAGACACATAATCCTCAGGTGCCGGTGTCCAGTCTGTGGCCATATTGCCTTCTTCTAATTTTTCCCATTGAAAAGTAAGTGTTCCGGTGCCAGTAACGTCTAGACCTAATCTCGGAATTATAACACTTCTCGTGCTATTTCCACCTTTAGGTATCGTATATGTAACCCAATATTTTGTCATTGTAGTAGTAAGAACGAAGTCGCACAAACCATCAATGGCGGTTGATCTTTGTCCTTGACTACCAACTACAGAAATAATATTTGACGGATTATAAAAATGCACTCGTATTTTATCGCCATTGACAGATGACTTTGCCCAGAAGGATAATGTATATACACTTCCATTTAGTAAGACCGTTGTTTTCCATGAGCATTTATCAGCATATCCAGATGTTGGATAGGTATACGTTATGGGAGATTTATGTGTTCCCACCAATAAATTTCGTCCGCCGACGACAATTCCTTCCGGTGTGCTGCCGACGTTGTAAGCAGTTGAAGTTGTATTATCCGTATAGGTGATGATCGTTCGTGTCCAGAAATATGGTTTGTCCGCACTTGTCGCCGGAGGAGTTGCTGACCATACTCCAGTAGGGATCGTAGTTCCAGACGAACTTGCCTGATATGTTACTGCAGTAGATTTAACGCCTTTTCCACTTGCACCAGTATCGCCCTTATCTCCCTTACTGCCGGTAGCTCCTGTTGCACCCCTCGGGATAATTGTATGGCTTATACACAAACCTTTCAGATCTCCAGATGCAGTATTACTCCGATAATAAGCAACATGAGCATTTTTTGTGTCCGTTGCAGTTCCAACGATTGCAAACATATCACCAATCCGGCAACC